TTCCTTTTTCTGTCTATCGGACAATGAGCCAAAAAACTGCTCATTCATCAAATTACAGAATGGGAATTGTATCTGTATATCTGCTGTAGAGAATATTTTTTTTAAAATGACCAAAGCCGATTTTTCGCCTTTTCCGATAAATCTGTCGTCAATCTGTTTCATAGTCTTTTACCATAACATTCCATACTCTACTCTTACCTTTTACATTGATTGAGAGGACTTTTAAGTGTTTCTTGTTTAATAGGAAATCCTTTATGTCTTCTTCTTTAGCCCAGCCATTTGTCTTTACTTGGATAAGAATTATATTTCCCTCAGCATCAAAACATATACCGTCAAACAAATTCCATAAATCTATTACTCTATACCATTCCCCCTGCGTGTATGTTAAATCTGTTCTTTTAGTGTGAGGTTTTAACCAAATATCATCATAGCCATTCTTTAAGAGCCAAAGAACTGCCTTACGATTACTAAATCGCATACGTTGCCTGTTGTGCATTTCATTCTAGGTTATCTACGCCCTTGTTGTTCAATAGAAACTCAGCATCAGCCATTGGATGTTCAGGACTATCTACCATTCTAGCGATTCTCTTTTTGCCTGATTTCTTAAAGTATATCCTGTATGTACTTGCATGACCTACTATGTTTCCACCAATAGGTTTAATAGGATCACCAAACATTACTGCTGGATCGGATTGAACTTGATTTGTAAATATAATAGTTGTTCGAAAATAGAATGATATGTTTTTGAGATGTGTCATTAGCCTTGCTATCTGATTCTGTCTTGCAGCTAACGTACCACGACCTAAGTACTCTTCCCTAAACTGTCCTACAGCACCGTCAAGAACAATAATTCTTGGTCTTTTTTCTGCTAGTATAGGAGAAAGACTATTGATTGTTCCCATTAACTGTTCTGTATTTGGGGTATAATAATATGAAATTCTATCTAAGAATGGCAGTGCTTCTTCTCTATCCTCAACATACTCCCTTGCCTTTAGTATTTCTATTATTCTTTTAGGTCTAAATGTATCCTCACAATCTATCCAAACTACATTTTTTTCATCGTGGATTGCTTCAACTGTTAATGAGTTACAGAACTGTGTCTTGCCAGAGCCGAACTCTCCATAGACTTCGTATATTGATTCAGGTTTAACACCACCACTAATTAAATTATCTATATCATCACACTTACAAGCTAACGTATCATAATTCTCCTGATATTCTAACAACTCCACTGTTCCCATATCTGTTCTTCTAATTAGCCCTGCTTCTTCAAGAATCTTTTGAGATCTAAACACCCAATTATCTGCCTTTGACTTTGGAACACCTGTTATCTCTGCAACTTCTGCAGCTCCTCTAATACATATATCTATAATTGATGACACACCAAACTCAGTGAGTTTCTTTTCCGTCATCGCACCAACGCCCTCTAGTTGAGTGACTGAGAAGTCTACTTCAGGTGTTTGTTCTGCTAGTTGTGCCTGTGATTCTATAATTGTTTCTGTTTCCTCTACCATGTATTATTTAAGAGCTACTATCATATTAATGTTATGATCGAGATCTCATATAAGTTCCATCATCATTAAGTTTTATAATACAATTCGTTTCCCATTGTGAGAAGATTCTCTTTGAATCACGTTGGTCAAACCCTGCTTTCTCCATCTCTCTAAAGAATTTTACCAAGTTAACATGACCACCACTGTCCTCACATTCTTCCCATATCTTAAAGGCTGTCTGTTCTTTACTTAACTTATGTGGAACACCCTGTAGTTGTGCTTGATAACCTGAGGAACCGAAGTCAGGATTGATTCTAGTATAAGCATCATCTAACATCACCTTCACAGCATCAACACATGAATCATCTACTATATCTTTTAGAGATAGTTTTGCATAAGCAGTAGACATTCTAACCAATGCTTCTAATTGTCTTATTCCTACGACCACATCATCTTGTCTTGCTAAATCTCTTAACTTCTCATAGATTGGTATTATTTTCTTTCTAATTGTTGGAGATAGTTTTGGTTTTAATGTCTTTACATAGTTAATATACTCAGTTAGTTCTTTACTTGTATATTTTCTTATGATTTCCTTATTGTTATTTTCAAATGTATCTAATACATAGTTAGCCTTTGCCAAATCCTCAGCCAGATTAATCTCATCTTTTATTACCCATATCAAATCAAATCTTGACAGTAAAGGTGGGGGTATATCTATATTATCTGTGATTGTTTGAGAGGAATCAAACTTACCAAATTTTGGGTTAGCTGCAGCTAGAATTGCTGTCTTTGCAGGCAGTGTTAACGTTGTACCTGCTTTTGCTATCGTTACCTTTTGTTGTTCCATTGCAGGGTGTATTGCTGAACGGTCATCTTTATTCATCTTATCAAACTCATCTATGTATGCTATACCACCACTCATTAAAGGCAGGACACCTGCCATTGCCAGCATTCTACCATCAGATGTTTTGATCATACCAATCGTCAAACCAGCAGCACTTGCACCCCTGCCAGAGGTATACATTGACTTGTGTGTTATCTTATCTGCTTCTACTAGTAATACTGACTTTGCCATACTAGGATCGCCTGCTAATAGTATGTTTATATCTGCCCTCTTCTTACCTTCGACCCCCCCTGCCATCATGCATAGTATTGATAGTTTGATATTCTTATTACCATATACCTGAGGTACGAATGAGCCTACCACATCTTTGATAAATTCTGGACTCTTGGAATCCTCATGTAGTTTTTTAATCTGTTTTGGAGAGGGTAAGTTAGGTGATATGTCCTCAAGGTCTTCGAGGGTTAGAATTTCTATTACTATATCATGCTCGTTTTTCTTATCATCTACAATGGTTTTGAATATGCCTGTTATCCTTTTCTTCTGTCCTACGGCTGAATCTCTCACATTTTTATCAACTAATTTACCTGTCAATACTATTTGGGTATTATGCTTAGCATTTTCCATGAGTTCCTGAAGTAGTACTGTCTGCACATCCCCTGTTTCCATGTTTGAGGTGTCCACCTTTAGCCTTTGCCTTTTACATTTGTAGTTTGAGCAGAACATTATAGGTAATTCTCTACTATAATCACATTTTAAATGGTCTTCACTATAACAAGATGGGCAGTATACCCTAGCCTTTTTAATGTAAGTCTTAGAAGAATCAGTTGCTATCACTATACAGTCAAACTTAACCACCGTATTTTCATACTTAGAAGACAACTCATGCATTTTAAACATACCATTTGGAAGTAGTTTTATTTGTAAGTCCTTAAATGCTTCATCCACATCCACATCACCGTGCTTCTCTTTCAATATTCTTAAAACACCATGCTTAACATGGTCAATAAACTCATTTGCGTTTTCACATTCCACAAATATATCTGTTAGTAACCCTGCTTCTACTGTGAATGTACTTGTAGGTCTTAGTTGTACTATAACATCTGCCTGTTTTTTCATACATAGTTTCTCATAAATACTATCTTCTTTTGCTGATGCTGTCATCATATCCTTTGGTCAACCTCTTTTCTAATGATTGTAGCAATCTGTGAAAGCCTTAGTTGTAGTTTCTTAAAGTCCTTAGAGTTTAAGTTTTTTATTTTTTCTCTCCACCTCTGTATATCAGCATAGAATAATGGTAGGGAAGTGTTAACATCCTTTGAAGTGAAACTATCCATGCTACTATTAACATTATTATGGTTCTTGATATATTCTTCGGCAGCTATTGCTACCATTAGACTGAATGAAATATCATTTGGTCTAATCTTATCAAGAGATTCGAATATTGGTTTTGCATCTATTCCTACTGAGATTGTTTTTGTTGCTGAGTAAAACTTCATACGGTATATTATATTAAGGATAATATAAACCTACCTTAATAATGAAAGTTAGTTAAGTTAGCTAACGTAACTTAGTTAGCTTTGTGTTGGTGTTAGTGTTTTTTCAGGTACTTTATGAACTTCATCGTTGTTAGGCAGTGTTAATGTAGGATTAACACTTCTTTCTAAGAACTGATTAACAAAGTTTTGAACTTTATCTGATGGAACTAACGCTTTCTTCTTGTCTCCGTTGCTATTTTTCCATGTAATTTCAATGAACATAGGGTCTATTAAACCTCTGCATATATTAATATACCTAATTATATATCTGTTATATTAAATTCTTTTAAATATACGAGCCTTTGCCTTAGCTCCACTCTTATATTTGATGACACCCATCTCTGATTTAAGTAGCCCTACTTCTTCAAGGTTTGTAAGATGTTCTAATGCCTTTCTTCTTCCTATTTTAAATGTAGTTGCGACTTTACTAGATATAGTTGTCTTGCCTTTTGGCATACTCTCATATATCAATTCTCTTGTTGGCTTTGTTACAAATACTTCATCATCGTCTTCTAATGTTATCGTGTATCTTTTCTTCGTATCAATCCCCTCTTTAGTATTCCAAATGAATAACCTAAACCCCAAAGCAGTTCATCTTTAGGATGATGTAAAGCCATCCATAATCCAAACTTCATTTCTGATATATCTAAATCATCATAATGCAGAAAGCAAATCATAGGTGTCTTACCTGTGCTTTCATATCTATCTTTGCTATGTGAGGATAGACTTCTGTTTCTCCATTAGGCTCTATTATTATTTCAACTAGTCCTATATCAGGTGTTGTTCCTGC